GGTGTGCGGCATTCAGAAAGAGGTAGTCGGTGATGATGGCAAAGTAGACTTGGTCATGGACAAGGCAGAGCTTTCACATGTGAAGAAGCTTGCTAGCAAGTACATTGATGGTGCTACTGCAGTGCTTAAAGTAGACGAGATGATGGAAGACCCAGAAGTCAAGCGAGTGAACGAGCAGTATGACAACATCATGCTTCACTTTTCTAAGCTGTACAAGAAGGTGCGGTTCATAGGCACCCATGCAGCTGGTGTTGCAATAACAGGTGGCAACATCTTGGACTACTGCGCATTGCGAGTAGACAAGCAAGGAGACGTCTTCACGTCATATGACTTGGAAGACATAGAGTCGATCAATGTCATAAAGTTCGACATTCTCGGTCTCAAGACGATGGAGTCTATAGGTGACCTTCGCAAGACTACTGGAGTGACAGTCGACTATACGAAGATAGTCAATGACAAGAAGATGCTGGAGAACTTCAGGACTGGTAGTTGTGATGGCGTTTTCCAATTCGAGAAGCCGACTGCGAGGAACATTCTTAATGAGATAAACTGCGATTCGTTCAATGACGTAGTTGCAGCATCTGCAATGAATCGACCTGGTCCTCTCAGCACTGGACAGCCTGAGATGTACGCTCAGAACAAGTACAGCAAGGAAGAAGCTGAGAAGCTGTTCTATTACTCGGAGACGTCTGAGTCTTACGGCACAATCATCTATCAGGAGCAGGTGCAGAGAATCTGCGTCTACATTGCAGGAATGGAATGGCAAGACGCAGACAAGGTCATGAAGATGATGAAGGGCTCGCACATGACAGAGTCTGCACAACGAATCTACAACGAGATGAGAGACGAGCTGTTCAAGAAGTTCGTCAATGGCTCAGTCAAGAACGGGTTCGATGCTGAGGAGTCGAAGCAGCTGTTTGAGAAGATGACAACGTACACGTTCAACAAGGGCCACTCAGTCGGGTACAGTCTGATCTCAATGGAGGAGATGTTCTACAAGACGTACTATCCTAACGAGTACTGGTTCTGCAAGATGAAGTACGCCAGGAACGACTCAGAGCTTTACAGGTTCCAATGCTTGGCAGTGGCTGATGGCTCAGTGGTGTTCTTGCCGCATGTGAACTGGTCTAGTTCGAAGACGTCACTTCGAAATATTGACGGCGAGCATGCAATTCAGCTTGGACTTAGCACGATAAAGAACGTCGGTGACAAGGCTTGTCAGCAGATCGAAGACGAGCGGAATGCAAACGGAGTGTTCATGTCATTCGATGACTTCTATGACAGGTGCAAGTCTCGTCTGGTCACTTCACGAGTCATTGATGCACTGAAGGATGCTGGAGCATTGAACTTCAACAAGCAACAGTATATAAGCAGGGTAAAGAAGTACAACTCCACGTTATACGCAAAGGCTATCGAGAATTAACCAGAGGTCATCTGAGGACTTCAAATCTCAATTATGGGTAAATACTCATACTTTAAGTTCTAGTGTCTTAGATGTCATCTGAGAGCTTCAAAATTGTTGTGTACTGCAAGCACAGGATGTGATATAATGCTCTAAAGCAGCAAAGGGCTGCATAGTCATTGAAAGGAGAATGACATGGCAAACAAGGGCAACAAGCTGGTGGAGATTCCAGATGAAGCCATCGTCTTGGTATACTATCAGGACGAGAACAAAGACATCAAGACTTGGCAAGGAAAGTTCAGTGAGTGCCCAGTAGACACTGCACCGTCTGACTGGTATATCCTTGACACAGTCGAGGAAGCAGACTTCATCATCATCCAGTACGACGCTGTAGCTGACTAATTCGCAAAGGGGCTGGTCCTTCGGGGCTGGCCCCTTTGTCTGTATTATGGGAGGTTGCAAGATGGTTCAGTTCATTGCGTGATTCATTGTAGGTGTCGTGACTATCTGTGCAATAGCATTAGCTGCTGCATGGTCAGATAGGAAGTTCTAATGCCTAAGACAGACAAAGAAGCAATAGTGAGACTTTGCAACCAGATAAACAAGAAGGAGGGTGAGGGGTCGATCTACACGATTGACTCCAAGTTCGCCAACTTGAAGATTCCAAGGTGGAGTACTGGAATCGAGGACTTGGACGCCATCATCGGTGGAGGCATGCCAGAGGGGAGGGTGATCGAGGTCTACGGCCCGGAAGCAAGCGGAAAGACTACTTTGCTATACCACCTTTGCGGTCTTCAGCCTCTTGCTCTCGACATTCCGGTTGAAGGCACTTTCGATGCGGCTAGAGCCAAGGTGTTCGGCAACAAGCCAAAGCAACTGCTCGTGTACCGTGCAAAGTTCGGTGAAGACGCGCTAAACAAGACGATACAGTTCGCAAGGGCTGGAATTCCTCTGATAGGCATTGACTCGGTGCCGTCTCTTGTGCCCAAGGACGATGCGGAGAAGGTGCTAAAGTCTGCTGAGCGAGACACGATCGAGGAGCAGCGCATCGGTGGAACTGCTAGATTGCTAAACAAGTACCTGCCAATGATCGAGGAGATAATCGAGACTACAGGAACGACATTGGTTTTCATAAATCAAGTCAGAGACAAGATGAACGCCATGATGTTCGGAGAGAAGACAGACACTCCTGGTGGCAGGAAGCTGAAGCACAGTTGCTCGATACGCATCCAGGTTGCTCGTCGTCAGTGGATCGAGATTCCGAACAAAGACCCTCACAACACAGCTAGTAACGAGAAGGTCGGTCTCATCATGAAGTTCAGGGTGACCAAGTCGAAAGTGTGCAACCCGATGGGGGAGTGCGAGGTGCCTCTGTTCTTCGATCGTGGCTTCGTAAGCTTCGATGACGTGACTCCAATTCGCAAGGAGCTAATGAAGAAGCGAGCGGAGGAGTTTGGCAAGAGGGTTACTGCAAAGCAGCTTGAGGCAATCGAGAATGGTGAGTGACATGAACTTGGCAGACGATCTTGAGCCTGGTATGGTCAACAATCCGTCTCACTACATGCAGCATGAGAGAGAGTGCATCGTCGAGATGGTGATCCTCTTTGGCTGGGAAGCAGTAGAGGGATTCTGCAAGTGCAATGCTTGGAAGTATCGTGAGCGTGCTCCGTACAAGGGAAGCCAGGAGAGAGATGACAAGAAGGCAGACTGGTACGTCGCATGCTTAGAGGTAGTCAAGCTTCATGACATGGGCAAGTTCGTGCAGTGGCTGGAAGACAGGGAGGCTGCAGATGTCCAAGAGTGACTTCAAGCCAATAAAGAGGATGTCGAAGGACGCGTACTACTGTTCGATGGCTCGTGTAGCATCGCATAGGTCGACATGTCTCATAAGAACGTACGGGTGCGTCATTGTAAAGAACGACGAGATAATAGCCACTGGCTACAACGGCTACCCGAGGGGAGAGTCAAACTGCACTGACACTGGCATATGCTTGCACAGGGGCACCCCTCACAACTCAGGTGACTATTCCACCTGCGGTGCAGTCCATGCTGAGCAGAATGCAATGCTGAGTGCTTCTCGTCGTGACATGATAGGAGCTACGATGTACTTGGCTGGAGTGGAGCTAGGTGAAGACATCTTCAGTGACAAGCCGATATATGATGCAACTCCTTGCCCGATATGCATGCGAATGATCAAGAACTCTGGCATAGCGTGTGTCAAGAATGACAATGGCATAGTATGGGAGCGGAAGGAGCCGGGATGTTCGCAGTCACAGTCCCAGGCTTAAGTCTAGCTAACACGTTCAACTCCAGGCAGAGCTTGATGTGGCGCAAGGTGTTGACTCTGGATGGTGAGTGCTACATCGTGGTCCACAGGGACATGTTCTGCAAGGTGTCGCAAGTCAAAGACAGGATTCTGGTGTCTGGGTCAGAAGAAGACTTCTATGACACGTGGTTTGACTACTTCGATCTAAGCGTAGACTACACTATGCTTGACATGGAGTGCAAGACGATGTGCTACCCTGTCGCCAGAGCTTCAAGGCAAGTAAGCGGAGTCCACATGCTTAACATTGACCCAGTTGAGTCGATGCTGACTCAGCTTCTCTGGTGGAAGTGTGATGCAGTCAGAGCTCGCAATCGCCTCAGGATGATATGCGACTTGGCTGGCACGCACAAGAAGCGGTCGTACCCAGGAGTCGGTCAAGTTGAGGTTGCATTTATACCTACACTTGATGAGCTGAATGGCCATCAGAAGCTCCTAGAAGACATTCTAGGCCCCATTGCGACTAATAGGGTAATATCCCTATTTGAGTTCATTGAGTGTCACCAGGGGCTTCTGGATGCTTCAGAGAGATTTGACCTGTTTGACGTTCGTGACTGGCTTCACGAGTCTGGGTTCTACACAGAGCGTCAGATAGCTCGCATACTGCGTGACAGCTACGGGTTCAGGGAGCAGCTGTGCGCACCCAAGAGGATGGAGCGTGAAATACTGAGATGGTCAGACGAGCCAACGGCGAGCGAGTGGTCTAAGTCAGCTAGCTTGAAGCTTGGCTTGAATGTGGCGTATGCAGGGATGTTGGTTCAGACAGCAGTTGGAGTTTAGATGGGACTTATTGACGACATAAAGAAAGACGCAGCTGGCAACAGGACTATGATCCAGTCAAGTGAGGCTGAGCGACTTTCAAAGATTCTCAACACGGCTTTCTACAAGCCTCATGACATAGAGGAGGAGACGAAGTTCGTCCACTCGGTGATGACTCGTGGCTCAGGTGACTTGGAGCGTGTCGGTCTCCATGCTTCTGCGATGCTTGTCTCCGAGCCTCAGTTCTGTTGCAGGCAGCAGGTGCTAAGCCTTGTCTACCATATGCGTCCTCCCAAGTCAGTCCAGATCGGTCTTGCCAGGATATTCGAGGAGGGCAACGCAGTCCACGAGAAGTGGCAGCGTCTGTTCATCAGGGCTGGATGGTCTAAGTGGAACGAGCTTGACTACACGCAGTACTGTGACGAGTACCACATGTCATTCACGCCTGACATCATATGCACCATCCCAGAGTTCGGTGACTTCAAGATGGTGGGCGAGATCAAGTCAGTCAACACGTTCGCGTTCAAGCGGCAGACGAAGCACCCATCAGCTTGGAAGCAGTGCCAGTGGTACATGCATCTCACGGGGCTGAAGCACGGGTTCGTCCTCAGTGACGACAAGAACTGCCAAGACTTCAAGATCGAGGTGTACGACTACGACTATGGCAAAGTGGCTCCGTTCATAGCTCGTGCTGAGGAGATCAGCTCAGCTTATGACAGGCTGATAGAAGACCACAAGATGGTGAGGCGTCCAAGTGACGCCAAGTCTTCTACTTGCAAGCGTTGCAAAGACTGCCCGATGCGTGACGCCTGCTGGAATGTCGGGATGGGTCGCATCAAGCTCACAGACCCGCTTCCCGAGTCAGCAATGGAGTAGCAATTCTTACGAAGCTCTCAGAGGCCCCTAGAAGCTCTTGAATGTCACTATATGGGTATTTACCCATACATCTCATTTGAGTGTCTTCTAGGGGCCTCTCGTTTATTCAGAAGGGGACATGGATGTCAGTGAAGGTTTGCATAGGAGTAGACCAGTCATACAAGCGCACTGGGATGTCAGTCAGCGAGGACGGCAAGCTCGTCTCGTGCCAGTCTGTGAAGCTTGACAAGCTGGAGTCCAAGCCAGAGAAGCGCAGCGTCCTCAGGGCTAGGTTCAGCGAGGTGCTCGAGTCAGTCCTTGACCGTCACAGCCCGGAGGAGTGCGTCGTAGTCCTCGAGAGGGTGAGGACTTTCTCCCAGCAGTTCCTGTCAGTCCCGTACATCAAGTCGATGGGCGCACTCAACGCAGTAGTCTCAGATGAGGCCTGGTACCATGGAGTCCAGTGCTACAACGTAGACACCAGGGCTTGGAAGCATGGAGTAGTCGGTACAAGCAAGCCAGCAAAGCCAGGGTCAGCAGACATGAAGTTCGCAGATCATTTCCAAGTTGACGACAAGAAGGCTCCTACAGCTCGCTGGGTGTACGAGAACTACAAGGAGATGTTCAAGGAGAACGCAGTCCTAGAAGTGGCTGGCAGGAGGAAGAAGGGCACGTTCATCTCGAGAGACGGAACAAGGTGCGAGATAGACGATGACTTGTGTGACTCAGCCTGCATATCTCTCAGCTGGTTCAAGATGGACAGCTCCAAGTTCCAGCTCGAGTAGCAAGCACGTCACTCTCCAAGACGAGTGAATGGAAGAGGGCATGTCTCAGTAATGTGGGATGTGCCCTATTCTTATGTGTGCTGAATATATCTAAGAAGCTCCTAGATTAATTCTGAGGCCACTAAGTCAATTCACATGGGTATTTACCCATATTCAGTCACATGTGTCCTCTAAAGGGGCTTAGAATGTCTCAGATGAAATAAGCCCTGGTCAATCCCCATATTGATAGTTTCCAATTATGTATTTTTTGTGAATGTTTCAAATTGTCAGCATTTTGGGTACCTAAATTCATTACACTAAACGTGTCCGTAACGCGCCAGTGTGGCTGCGGAAGTGGAGAGACAGTACGTGAATAAGTATGAACAAGTACTATCTTCTAACACCACAAGCACACACACAATAGATGCTACCAGTGAAAAAAGCTTAGAAAACACACAGATTCTCAGTGTTCCTAGCTTATACTTAATGATATAATGATATTAGAGGGAGAAAGAGAAAAGAAGAAGCTCCCAAGATGGCTAGGAGGCCAGAAGATGCTGCTATACGTGAAGAACTTCTACAATGGTCCGGAAGACTTCGAAAGCGAGTTACAGTACGAAGACGGTCCTCAGGTGCTGGATGAGACGAAGGTAGCTATCGCATCTTGTGACAAGGAGATCAAGTTCTTCGGCTCTGTGTCAGACTGGTTTGAAGATGCAAGCTGCAACATGGCAGGTGAGTTCTCCTACGACTACGAGTGGGACAAGAAGAACTTGTGGTACGAGAACTCCAAGAACGGCAACATCATGGTCATAGTGTCTCAGCCTGACAAGCAGCCAGTCTCAGTGAATGAGATTGAAACAAAGCTCAGCAAGTATGACTCCATGGCACGTGAGGCTACAAAGCAGCTTCAGGAGTATGGTCTCGGAGGCTTCAAGGTAGTTGCTAGCTGGGACAGCGAGAAAGGGTTTGACGCATTCTATCTCAAGAGGGTCGGAGAAGAAGACGTCAAGTGCATCTGGATCGAGCTCTGGGATTGCAGGTATTGCCCGAACGTCAAGGCACTTGCTTCAGACGCGATAGTCGCAGCAAGGAGCTGGGTATTCTAAGCTAGGAGATCATGGGAGCTTCGGCTCCCACTCTCATATTGTCAGTCCTTCAGAAGGAGCAGAGAAGATGGAGAAGCACGACATCACGTACATGGCTACTTACGAGGTACGGGACTTCTCGAGAAGAGTCTGGGTCACCGTGTATGGCAAGTTCGACTGCAAGACTGTGGAAGAGGCTGAAGGTGCAGCAGTCATTGCAGCAACTAATGACCCGCAAGCAACTGGTCGCTGGTCTGTGTCAATGCACCAGCAGGGCAAGCAGTACTGCTACAGCAGGCAAGTCAAGAGAGGGTATGTCGATCACTGCGACATCATTGGCTTGGCAATCTAGCTAAACTTCTCGTACTTAATCTCATGAACTTGTGATATAATGACATAGAGGGGCAAACATAGAATATGCCCCAAGGACCTCAGAGGAGGAAGCAACATGGTTGACGTCGAGGTAGAAGACAGGGTCAAGGAGCTGGCAGACGAGTTCGGTGTCAGCGAGCAAGTAGTCTGGTCGTTGTATGACATGATGCCTGACGAGCTGTATGATGGAATCGTGACAGAGCTAGAAGATGCTCAGGATGACATGCTATACGAAGATCTTTTCGAAGACTAGCAGTCAATGAGATAAGTAGCCCGGCTTAGGTCGGGCTATTGTCGTATGCTGTGACTGTCAAATCATAGTCAGATGAGTCAGTGAAGTAGAAAGCGCGAGAGTATGATCAAGCCAAAGGAGCTAGTAGGAAGGCTTTACGACGGGAAAGACTGCATTGGCTTCAGCTACTGGCTGGAAGACCAGAGGCACGACAAGGTAAAGCTGGTGCAGTTCTTCAAGGCACGTGACCTCTGGGAAGTCAAGGTCAACGTCAATGGCACGCACTGGTGGCAAGACACGGTAGACCCGGTTACGTACGGCAAGATAGAGGACATAGCAGCTAACGGTCTGATAAAGTTCCAAGACTACTTGGAGCATAGCATACAAGACGAGCAAGCAATCTGCTACTACTGCTCGCTTGCGACTAGGGGAATGTGATGGCTAGGTCTGGAAAGTTCTGGTACAAGAATGAGCGAGAGGTGATGGAGCTTCTTGGCATGCATCAGGTGTCAGGGTCTGGCAACGGCTGGGTGTCGAAGGAGGACGGTGAGAACGATCACGTCCTATGCCAGCTGAAGTCGACAGACGCCAACTCGATCAGGGTGCAGAAGCAAGACATCGACAAGCTCGAGTATCACGCTCTGGTGAGCAAGAAGCTTCCGGTGTTCGCCATACAGTTCGTGATGTCTGGTCAGGTGTACGTCATCATGAAGCCACAGGATGTCACAGAAGTAGCGAAGTACATAAGCACTGGTAATTACACACCCACTGACCCAGAGGGTCTCAGAAGTCATCTGGGAGCTTCAGAGGGCCATCCTGAGAATCCCAAGCCAAAGGTCAAGTCAAGTGCAGGAGCACGAGAGGCTTACTTCGAGGCTAGAAGGAAGAAGTACGAGAAGAAGGAGAACAGCGCAGTATGAAGGCTAAGGTAAAGACTATCGTAAAGAACATGGGCAACAACGTCACCGCAGCTGGGGTGGTGAACATCAAGTTCCGTGCAGCGTACTCCGAGCTTCCTCAGTCTGTCCAGACTCTGGTGATGCTCAACCAGAACGTAGACGTCAAGGCTAAGCTGCCTGGCGGGAAGCCTTTCCGTCTCGGATGGTTCATGATCAAGGGAGTCTGGTTCGCAGGTGACGGCGAGTCTGACATCTCGCTTCGCGGAACAGTAGACTCCGTGGAGATGGACAAGGTCTACTCGCTCCCTCTGGCGCATGACGAGAACCCGGAGTTTCAGGTGCTCCTCGAGGCTGAGATAGAAGAGGACGTAGACGAGGAGCTTGACAATGACGTGGAGGGAGAGTAGCATGAGCTGGGAGAGCAAGCCTACATACATTCAGCTGGCGTCTTCTCGTGCCAATGGCTCCAAGAACCTCGTCATCAGCTCGTGCTCCGCAGGTGGCTTCACGCTGGCTCAGCAGCTCGTCAGCATTGACCCGGACACCGGCGAGAGGCAGACGATGTTCATGAAGGGCGCATGCAGGATCCGTGACATTGACGCTCTCAAGGCTTTCTACAAGGCGATCGGCATGGCTGTACGCAAGGCTGAGAGCATCGAGCGAATCAAGAACGCAGAGGACGACATCGAGTGGGATGACGAAAAAGTCAGCAATTAGCCATTCTTTGTGTACATTCAAGCAAAAGTGTTTTAAAATACAAACTATAAGGATGGTAGAAGCCATCATAGCAACTTAGAAAGAGGTTTCAAATGGCAGTCAACTACAGCATCCCAGAGCTTCTGAAAGTTCTTCGTGGCAACGACATGGATCTCGTCTCTGACGCGTTCCGTCGCTTTCCAATCATCTCCAAGGTTCTTGTCGAGTCTGATGCGGTGGACTCCAAGCTCACTGACAAGTTCGTTGCCATGATCCCTGACTATGTCAATGCTCGCAAGGCAAACAAGAACCTTGTCGAGTATGCGAACGCCAGCAAGGAGAACAAGGAGTTCGTCGAGAACCTGCACGTCTCTGTTGATGGCGGTGACGATGAGGATGCAGTTCCCGAGAAGAAGGAGCCGGAGCCAGAGCAGGAGGACGATGAGGAGACCGAAGAGGTTGACTACCACTCCATGAAGGCTATGGACCTTTACAAGCTTTGCCAGAAGCGTGGCATCGAGGCGGAGCCGAAGCATCGCACCAAGTACTACATCACTCTGCTCGAGAAGGCAGACCAGGAGGCTGAGACTCCTGCCGAGTCTTCCGACGATGACGATGATGACGACTGGGACATCTAGCAACACACGGGACGAGCGATAGCTTGCGCTAGATGACTCAGTTGACGGGGGACCTCTTGGCTTTGAGCTGGGAGGTCCCCTGCTTAGCATGAAGAAACAGAAAAGCTATAGAATGTCAGATGCACCAGAAGGGGTTGACAATGGGAGAGACGTTCCCGCAGAAGCTGGCAGCTTTCACGCAAGAAGACTGGAATGACAAGAAGGTCCACGAGAAGTCTCAGAAGCTGCTGAGGAAAGTCAAGTGGCTCAGAGAGGCAGACTTAGACAAGAACGGTGACATCGAGTTCTACGAGCTTCAGAAGTGCGTTGACACGATTTGCAAGCATTGGTCGGTGTACCCGTCTGACTTCATGGCACTGAACAACGGTGACAACACGTTCGGATACGTTCACAGCTTCTGCGATGACATATTTCGTGGAAGGACTGTAGTGGGAACGGTGATGGCTTCTAACATGTACGACGTGTTCGGCAAGTCAGTCCTTCTTCTGTTTGCATGCATCAAGTCTGGCTCTGTCATGACTCGCAAGGAGAAGGAAGCTGAGCGAGACGAGAACAGGCTAAAGGAGAAGGAGCGACTTGCTGCTGAGAAGGCGAGGAAGCTCAGCGAGATGAGGAGAAAGCAAAGAGGAAGAGGCAATGGACAAGTACAGGTATAGGATCTACACAGACGGTGCTTGTGCAGGCAACCCGGGACCAGCGGGATACGGAGTAGTGGTTGCTAAGCTAGACGGGAACAGGTACAAGCCAGCTTACACGTTCGGTGGCAACACTCTGGTGTCGACAAACAATCGCATGGAGCTCACTGCTGCTATTGAAGCTCTTAAGTACGCAGTTTGTCTTAAGTTGCAGGCACTTGACTCCGAGGTGCACGTGGAGCTCGTGTCTGACAGCGCCTACGTGATCAACGCGCTGAAGAACGAATGGCTGTACATGTGGAAGCACAACGGATGGAAGACGAAGTCTGGCAGTGAAGTCAAGAACAAAGACTTGTGGCAGCAGATGCTGACATTGTGGCACATTGCAGAGAACTCGCTAAATTCTTTGAAGTTCACCCACTGCGACGGTCATTCTGGTGTTATAATGAATGAGATGGCAGATGCAGAAGCAGTTCGCCAGAGGAAGTTGGTCTCAGCAGAGGAGTAGTCAAAATGCAAAACAGGCATAGCTACAAGATGTCAGAGTACATCATCACCAGGTGCTACTACGGTTGGCTTCGGTTCTGGTCTTGGTTCAAGAAGAACATGCGTACCATATGCATATCGGTGCTGGTCATGCTGCCTCTTCTCGTGATGGTGTTCGGAGACGGAGTAGCTTCAGACGGGCACACGCTCTACTTTGGTCCGATGAACGGTCTGTTCCTGATGATAGAGCTGTTCGCCTGCATCGGGCTGCTTGCTTCTGGCAAGATTGGGACTCCAGAAGACCTGCCAGTTCCGAGGACTAGGTTCACAAAGACAGACGGCAACGAGACTTGGATTCCTGAAGATCGTGTCCAGGAGCTAGTGCTCTACATGCAGGAGCTTGAAGACTGGATGTACGACCATTTCTACACTGACAAGTAGGAAGCTCTCAGAGGTCACCAGAGGTCACGAAAAGTCAAGGATGGGATATTACCCTAACTCGAGCCCAAAGTGT